ACCAATAAGAAGATCCTCAGATTTAATCGCCTTGTTGACAAGAACATTCTGCACAAGACGATCAAGTACAATCCCCTTTTTCAGGAGAGTTCTGGAAGTGAGGATATCCTCATCCTTCGCTGTCATATAGCGAATTTCCACAGTGTCCTGTTTATGAAGGGGGTGGCCCTTCGCATAGTACTCTCCCTTAGAAGGAAGATCAACAAACTCTGTGGGGGTTACGAAAGAGAATGAACTAGCGTCAGACTCGGCCAGTTCGGTGGGGGGAGGATCGACGTGCTTCGGTGTCACGCGATCCTCGTTGTTACGTGGACTCATTATTAACCTCTGTTTTTATTATTATAATATAGGCAGATAAAGTTGTTAAGAAGTTTGTAGAAATCAGCCGCCCTTTTTGTATTCGGCCCAATCATAACGAAGAGTCACCTCAGCATTGACCAACTCTTCGGACTCATAACTCAACTCACTATAATTAATGCCCTTGATCCAGGGGTTCTTGAGTACCCAATGTCCAATCGGACGTGCCGTAGAGGCATCGTTTCCAGACTCCGGGTTGCCGCGGCCAGTGCCGAGCAACTGAATCTTCACGTTTGGAGTCTGCTGGATGGCTCTGTCTTTGGAGATCGTGTCGGTCATGTTGTTGGTATTATCTTTGTTTGGAAAGATGTAACCTGAACGATGTAAGAATTCCTGTAATTGTTCCGTAGCATCCGGATTAACTGGGTCAACCAAGGTGAATTTAACATCAGCCCAAGTGACTCGACCAGGATAGTAAAATTTGTGATTAATAAACTGGTGCTCTTTTTCAGAAACTTCGAAGCTCGGTTGCGACACTTTCGTGATCACCCAGTCCGGGAGGTTCCTGTTATTTAAATACAAGAGCCATCTATATGCTCTCTTTGGGTCTGTTGTAGGGTTTGCCCAGAAGGTGTTTGCCATCGATTGTTATATCTCCTTTAATTCATATTAATTAGTAATTAATACTTTTTTCCTTCCTAATCGTCAAAAGAAGCACCACTTCTTGTTATAATAAAGTCGACCGCGATGAACTCGATGGCCCGGGCGGGCTTCAAGAATACCTTGGCATACATGATGTTTCTATCTACTAAGTCTGGGGTGGTGGTCGTGTCGTCTAGAACCACCTTATAATCCGCCAGGCCGCCACCAATCTTGACTCCTTCGAGGAAGAGGTCTGCCTTAGCAGCAAATTCATTCCACGTAGCTGCGATGTTTTGTTCAAACAAGACGCCGGCAGCAATTTGGCTGATCTCACGCTTGACGTAAATTAACAACCTTCTGACGTTGATCCGGTCCAGAGCGGACGCCTTAATTTGTAGCGTTTTCTGCCCAAAGATTACAACCCCTTCCGCGGGGAACTTTGCAATCGGATTAACATTGACGCTGTATAACTTATCTCTGTCCTTAGAGGTTAGCTGACCGTCAGTATTCAATACCGATAAGCCGGCAGACCCTTGCGTCAGACCTCCTCGGTTAAAGCCAGCAGGCGCGAACCAAAGAGCAGATGTCTTTTCCGAACTGGCAAAAGTTCCCAAAGCGGCCACAGAAGGTGGCACATGGAGAACGGCGCTTGCGTCCGTATCAAGGATCTGAACCCAAGGATAATATGCGCAGCCGTAACTCGAATTGAGCTTTCTGCTCTTGACGTTATCAATGACCGTGGTGACGTTTCCAACCCGGGTGGCCAAGGAGTCCTTGCTCTCGGCCCGGGGCGTAAAGCCGCCCGCCAAGTCAATGACCGCTAAGGCGTCGCCGCGGCCTTCTGCCACATTGATCATATGCTTGGTCAAAGTTGGTGTGTCGATGCCTGGCATCGCCAACACGTTCATCGGTACACGCTCTGCGTCTGACACTGAGTCAATAGCCCTGCGTACTGAGTTGTACTCGTAAGCAGTTGTTTCCGAAGAGCCCATCGATGCGTTGTTGAACGGGTCCATCTCAGTGATGTCGACCCCGTCCGTTCCACCGAACATGGGTGCAGTAAACCGATTGATGTTCTTGTCCAACACCTCTTTGTAGTTACCTGCGCTAGCGGAGACCGCTGTAATCGAAGTCCCTGCCTTGCGCGAGCCGCTGGTGTAGGTCGCCTCAGTCAGTTTAGCATTCGAATCGAACGTTCCGACTACATTATCCAACGTGAATATGAAGGAGACCTCAGTTCTAGAACCGGATGCTGCCGTAAAAGAGTTAACACTCTTGGGCTTCATACGTACCATATCTATGTAACTTGGACTAAACTGGGTAGTTTTAGCTGGGCCAGCAACTCCGCCGTTAGTCTGGAGTCCAAAGTATGAATTCTCCAGCTCAACTGGGCCTTCGCCAGTGCCGTCTGTCGCCTTGACGCGTAGCCAGTCTTCCAAACTGGGGAAGGCGAGGGGTAGCAGGAGCTCCGGGAAGCCGGTGGGGTCGCCTTCCTCGGCCTTGGGGCCGGCAGCGGACGAGCTATGGTCCGTAGAATGGGACCCGGACAGCCACGCCATCAAGGGCGTGACGACGGCGTTGATAGGCCAATAAGGCACCCCACTACCGCCGATGGCGAAGGAGTGCTCGCGCGGGTTAAAGGCGCTTCCAGTAGCGTTCAAGCCCAGCGTCATGCTTTTGTAGCGTGGGGGGCCGAAGAAGCCAAATGGAAGCGCCTCGGGGTCGACGTTTCCGTTTTCCACATCCGAGTGAACTTCTACAGTAATGTAATTGGAAACATTCGGATAGTTGCCAAGCTCAGTGTACTGCCGCTTAACACCATCCCAACTCATATCCATATCACCAATTCTTCTGGCAATGTAGTCAGCAGAGTTTGGATTTAGAGTCAACCCGGTATAGCTTTCAAGTATGGATACATTTTCATCGCTATCAGCGACTGTGCGCACCACAAGAGTGAACGTGCCGTACGGCTCGACATCAGCGTCGATCGAATAATCAATATCTTGAATTGAGATCTTCACATTACCTTGTTCCCATAAACCGCCGACAGGAAGCGACTTAATCTTAAAGAGCTTCTGTAAGTCGGCCGGGTTAAAGGTCGCGGTGCTGGTGTTTAAGTCTTGTGAAACGAACCACCCAGTCTCGCCTTGCGCCACACTCTTCTCAAAGTCACCGCCTGCCACCTTAGTTCCTGCGATCATCGCTTCTAGACCCAGAATAGCGCCGACGTAGGTTTGACCACTGGGTATCGTGCGAAGAACGTTCGTTTCAAACGATTCCCCTAGCCAGTAAGACTTTGTGGTATCCGTAATCGTGCTGTTCGTTTTGGGGGGGCTCGTGTTGAACACAGAGCGAATAAAAGAACCAGAGGTTCGGTTGAACGAAAAGTTAAGTTTTTCAGACGATGTAGTTCCAGTCGTTGGCCAGAATTCCACGGTCCACTCACCGCCGGGAACCGTCGAGTCTGTGGCTTTAATGAGTGTTGCTGCCGAGCTTGTCAGAGGAGGCTTGCTGCCGGGGGTGCTGATCGAGGAGGAGCCGGCCATGGTACCACTAAGTGTAATCGCACCTTCAGTCAGGTACCACACGGCGGCCAAAGTCCCAGTGGCACTCACCTGTGCGGCCCAGCCGGCGCCTTCATTGGGGACTACTCGTTGTTGGGTATCAGAACCAGAAGCCCAGACAAAAAGTCCATAGGCTCCAGCGTTGGTAGATGCAAGATTTGTAATTGCGCCAACCTTCCAGCCGGCGGGGCCGTCGGGGGAGGCACCTGCGCCTTCGTGCGCTGCGCCGGCGAGGCGAACAACTGTGCAAGGAGAGTTGTTAGCTAGCCACGCCTGAGCGGCATATGCGGCATACGTTGGTGCAGTACCGGCTTCGGTGGATCTCCACACGTCGCCGGCGGCCTGAGGGCCTGGAACTGGTGTTCCAAAGAGTTCGACAAAATCCGCATATGAGTTTACCTTAACTGGCACAAGGGAGGGTCCCTTGCGGGTGCGCCCAATAACTACAGGGCCGACGTCCGTGCCGTCTTGCGCCAATTCAGACTTATCAATTTCTCGGAGAAAAATTCCAGGTGATATAAACTTAAACTTTCTTGCCATGCTAGTGAATTCTCCTTACATAAAGTGTATTTATTTCTTCTATAAATAGTGTGGGCTACCGTGAAAAGAAGAAAATTAATCCCTATAAAATCCTCGCTTATCGATGTGATCCGGTATCTCTCCGACGATAACCTTTTCTCGACCAAGCTTCACCTCTACGGCATTCTCCCTTCTTACGATTCTGGGTTGTTCCTGATTAACGTCGGCACCAATAACATATCCTAAGACTTTAATACTTATCTTAGTTTGATAACGCCGCTCTTCTTCTTCTAACGCAGAGATGTTGTTCTCTTGAGCGTAATCCTCTTGGATGAAAGCTTCAAAGCCATGGCCCTCGTTGTAAATGTGAAAGTAATTTAAACTACCTGTCTTCACCAGAAAAGGAGCCAGAATCTCATTCATCTGTTGTTGATACTCTGTTCGAACGTATAAATCATACTGAATATCCAAGTATACTGGGACCGGAATAGTAATGGTCTCATAGACAACCTTTTTATTATTACTGGGGTAACTCAACTGGTGTACCCCGACGTCTGGTTTTACGATACTGCCGCGCCTTTTAAATGTGTCGGCGCTAGCAAAATCAGAAGTCTTTTGTTGATTTATTTGTCTCGCAATTGTTATAGAGCCGCCGCGGGCGTCTTGTACTGGAAATGCGTTATATACAGCGCCCTTTTTTGTAAGGCTTTTCGCCACACTACTTCTCTCGACGGTTATGAGAGGGAGTATGAGTGTGCCGTCCTGGTCTCTTAATCCCTTGCTCCTCTTGATTTGATATGCTCTTTCCGCTGACACCCACAAGACTGGCACCTTCTTAAATCCAGAGTTAGAACGAGCAGAGACATTCATCTCGTCGTTTATCCACCTGTACATCGCCGTGTCAATAGTTTCTAGTGTAGACTGCTGAAAGGGGATTTCTTCCTTTATAACACTCGTATCCTTCACGTCTGTGTAGCTATAGTCTTTCTGTTGATTGCGAGTGGAAAAATAACTTGGCTTTTTACTTGGCATCGAATAATCCCTCTCTAGCCCTTATGCATTTGGCACTTATTTCTAGCTTATGGTCTTCTTGTCCAAACAACAATTTAGGTTCATTCAAGTTAACTATTTCATAATAAAGTTTATCAAATTGTACGAAATCACCCTCTCGTACGAAAAGGTTCTGATCTTCGGTTAGTCGTCTCTTGTGAAAGTGAATTGTGAGAGACGAACGTCGATCCACCCCAAAACGACTAGTTTGGGTGGTTTGGCCTTCCCAATCAATAAGAGCATACACTCGAATAGGAGGCAAGAACGTTTTCTTTATAGCTTCCCCGTAGACAGAGTGAAAATTGGTTAAAGATAGATCAATTGGAAAATATAGAAGTGGTTGCCCAATGACTCTTTCAATAAGCTCATCGTTTACTTGCTTAACAAGATCCCTCTCCTTCTTACCTAAGAAAAGAGGGGGAGGTGGATTACCGGGTTGGGACCATTCATTTGCCATTCGTTATATTACCCCGTATATATGGAAAGAACAGGAATGTCCTTGTTCACTGTGATCACGTTCTCAGAGATTGCGGCTGTGTCTTCAACAATCTGTTTGTAAGTCATCTCATCAAGCGTCGTCTTGAGTTCGTCTCGGAGCGACTGTTGTTCCTCTTTCGCCTGAGATATGAGGGCGTCAGCGTTTAATGTGACGCTTTCACCGGGGATGGGAATAGACGAGAACTTGCCTCTTATTTGTCCTAGCGTTTCTTTAGACAAGGCAAGAGCAAATCTACGAATCCACTGTTTTCCAATACTATTGATCTTGTTGTAAGGCACATTTTCAAAGGGCAACGTATTCATGTTGTTGATCCCCATAGTGCCATCTTTGACTCCCGCTTGTGTCTCCCACGCCTCGGTCGGAATGACAAAATCTATCCACATCTGTGAAAAGTCAGCATCGTTCGAAGGGGGAGGGGGATACAATTTTAATTGGTTGTTTGCCAACTCGTATGAATAATGCGATATTCTGGTGTATATGGCGTCTTCATAGGCCATGGCTTGCTGCTTATTTTGCCATACGGGTACCACCTGGAATGTGGAATCATCAGCATACTGACCGTAAGTGGTTAAATTTCCCAGAACATTGATTCCCCCGTAGTATCCAAAGAATCTCCACATTGCGCGCGCGGTCTTGTAATAGACCCTCTTAATTAAAATCTTCTCATCGCCAACGAGGCCGGCAAACTTAACAACATTTCCAGTTCCATTGTCTGTGCCCGTAGCCGAACTTCCAGATATAATAGACTGGAGATCATATTGTTGTTGACCTCCCAAGACACTGAAGGAGGCAGAGTATACCGTGTGGCTTGGACCCAAGCCAATCTCTCCTATCGAAGCGTTGGAAACCCTCTGGACATAACCAAATTTGAATTTTGGATATCGTAACGCAATATTGGATCCCGACAGAGAATGGCCAGAAGTTATTTGCCCATCCTGGTCAAAGGAACCGGTTGGGGAGCCTAACAAACTTCCTATTGAATTTTTTGCTTGATGGATGTTGACTATATAAGAATATTCTAGTACAGACTCTTCATAAGCAGAATATACCTGTGGAGCTTTAAGCTCGATGTCTAGGACTTCGCCACCAAGTTTCGCGTAAGTATACGCCACCTGATCAACTGCACCTGACACGAACGCGGCTGAACTATATATGCCAAAAGGTAGATTTGTTAGTACGTTCGCGTGCGTTCCAGTTGCGGGTAAGATGGATCTACTGGTTTGACTGCTAGGTCGTAAAGTTGGTATGGCCATGCATGAAAACTCCTCTGACTATTGGTAAGTAGTTTCCAATGGCCATAATAACATTTTTAATAAAAAAAGCCCCGCCCTCAATTAAGAGAACGGGGCTTCGGTTTTGCTTTTTAAGCTACCGGTTTAAGAACCGCCAGACTCACCAAGCAGTCCACGAACGACAACCAGACCGTACATATCGGGTCGGACCATCTTCTTGGCGTAGCGGGTCATCACGCCCTTACGGGGCACGAAGTCCTCAACACCGAAGATCGTGGGAGTCACCTGGAGAGGTACGTAAGGAGCGTACACATAGCCACTCTCAAGGAAGCTATTGCCCTTACGGCCCACCAGGACCACGTTACGTGGGAAGTAGGGGTCTACAAAGACATCCCACTTCTTGGAGAGATTACCAACCTTCACTGCACCAATAGTGCCGCGCTCAGAGTCGACGGTCACATTGGCACGATAACCAGCGGTCATCTCAAGTACAGAAGCAACCTCGGGAGAGCAAACGATGAAGTTCGCGCCGCCTCGGAGCGTCTTGCGGTGAATCTGAGCCGAGATGTCGTTGACAGTCTCGATCAGAGTCTCATACCACTCACTGACTGTACCCGTGAAGTCGGGGGCAGCAGCGCTGGCACCAATCTCAGCACCCGTCTCGCGATTAACGAACAGGCCTGGCGAACGGCTCCAGTAGTAGGTACCCGCGCGGGCACCCTTAATGAGATCCTCAAGGATCTCGCGGTCAATCTCAAGAGCAATCTGCTCAGAGAGAATCGACGTAAGCTCAACCTCAGCGTCGAGGTTGTGGTAGGCGTTGAGGTCCTGACCTAATTCAGGAGTCCAC